TTCTTCTGATTGAGAATTAGATACCCATTTTTTTCCTTCCACATCCCAACGTGGAACTTCCCCTTTAGCAACCATTTCGAGATACTCTTCTGGTTTTTTAGAATATACATCTGACCACATCAATTCATCTTCAACCCATAATTTAGATACACTCTCATCTTGATGTAAAGGAGATGCATCTTCAGGTATGATAGAGTTAATTGTGGTATATTCTTTTCCTGTTCCAGATTTTGTTAATGTCAAAAATAGTATTAAGTCTCGACCTTTTTGTATGTCGGTAATATCTCCCTTTTTTTGAAAAATTGGAAATATCTTATCCAAAATACCATCTTGTTTTGCATTGTGTTTAAACCTCCAAAATTTAACACCATCTGCTTCATGATCTCTATCAATTACCTTTACAATATAGAATTTACGACTTCTATACTGACGAGCTAACTCTCTGTCAGAATCTAAACCCGTCATTTCTAATCCTTCTTTAACCTCATTTAGTGGAGATCTTTTACCTTCTTGTTTTGGATCATAAAGTTTAACCCATTTACCATCCACTTGGATTTCATGAAAGTATACTTCTTTAAAAGGAGAAGAACCATCTTTTGTAGGTAGAATTCTAATTCTTCTTTCTTCACCTTTAGTTCCTTTAGCAAGGACAGTAGTAAAATACTTTTTCATTCTATCCTCTAAGGATACTTTGTTTGAGTTGCCACTTGTGGCTTGTTTGTTTTTCTCATACTGAGCGAGAACTGAATCAAATGTTGACATAAAATAAAAATTTAATTGTTATATAAAAAAATATACACAAAAAAAGCCGAATAGTAAAATTCGGCTTAAACTTTTTTTTCAAAAATTATTTTTATTCTAAAGTCAAAAGATATTTTAACTTTTGAACAAGTCCCAATATTTCATCTCTTAAATTCAAAAGATTAGTGTCCTTTTCATCAATTTGATCAGTCATCTGAACTAAAGCTTCACATATTGTTTCTGCCATTTGTGAAGGTTTGGCTTCAGATAAATTAATTAAGCTAATACTTTTTGTTTCATCATCAAGTTCAAATCTACCATATTGACCCATTGCTTGTTCAACAAATTCGTCCATCAAATCCTCTAAAGTATCTCTTGTTTTTGCAAACGATTTATGTCTAGAAAACCCTTTAGTTTGCCAATGAAAAACTTTTAATTGAGCGTGTAGTCCCAAAAATAAGTTAATATTAGAATTTAAATTCATCTTGATCTACTTCAGGATTAAAGGTGTTTTTTATCATATCTTTTGAATAATCGTTAACTTCTTGTTTTGTAAGAACATATTCGTTCTTACCACTTGCTTTCATTTCTCCTTGTTTTTGAGAGAAGAACTCTTGAGGATTTTGACTAAAAGGATAAGAATCCAAAGATCTCATCTCTAATTTTTCTTGTGGAGTTTTCTCTCTCATTGATTCAACTTTACTTCCTAATTGATCAATTTTCATTAGAACACTATCCATTTGAGATAACTTTTGTTCTAAATCTGATAATTTAGTAAATACTGCATCCATTTGTCCCATAACATCTCCAGTGTCTCCTTTAGAATCATCTTGATCTTTTTTGATACTTTTAACCATATCAACTAAATCTGTAATATCTATTTCTTCTGTGGTGTCTCCTCCTACTGGTGATCCCATACCCGCGTCCGCAGGTGGGGGTGGAGGTAATGCACCAGCATCTGCAGGCGCACCTGGATCAGGTGGAAGTCCTCCTTCTGGAGGTGCGGCAGCAGGATCAGCGGGGGGAGGTGGAATTTCTTGTTCCATAACCATCGTTTTAGTATATTTATTAATAGCTCTATAACGATTTAATTCCTCTTGTAGTTTTTTTTCTAGTTCCATAATTTTAATCTTGTAAAAGTTGTCTACCGTCTTCGGTTATATATTTTTTATTAATTCTTTCAACAATTCCGTCTTTGGATCTTATTACATAACATTCACCCGTTTGTAAATCACACACTTCCTGACTCTTTCCGTCGTCAGAAATTGTTCTGTATTTTTTTGGATTCAAAAACTGATCAACAACTCCGTATAAATTTGAGTTTTCCATAGTTTTTATTATAAATATCCCAAAAATTGTTATTATTCTTTATTCATTTGAAAAATAAACAACATCCCCATCTTTTAATTTCAATTCTTTCATCAATGCTGAAGATAATCCAATACCATAACCCGTAACTTTCGGTCCTATATTAATCGGACCTTTAGGTGATGTTATATATTCTAATGGTTGAACAATAACAATTGATCCATTTTTATCATTAGGATTTTTAAAATATGTCGTTGGTTTGATTATTTTATTGGGTGAAGAAACATCAAGAGCATATTTTGTTGAGAAAAACCAACTGTCTTTGTTATCTTTAATTTTAGACCATGTCACTTTATCACTTATATTAACAGGAAACCCTTTTATTTCTGTAACTTGATTAATTATACTCATGGCAATATTATCTTCTATCGGATAATTTTTACCACCCATTTCTACAGCTTGTGCTCTTAACCATGTCCTATTTTCATAATTTACTTTCTGTATGTATTTTTCACCTCTAAATCCATTATATGGAATACCATATTCAGTTATACCACTTTCATCAACTAAAACTTCACCTTGAACTTTTTTATCGTCTGTTCCCATATCTATACTATAACTTCCGTTATCAAAACTTTTTACAACTTCAGTTTTTGTTGCTCCACTCAAAGTGTTACTTTCTTGTTTAATTCTGGCAATCGCGGTATTCGTAACTTTATCAAATAGCACTCTATAACTTGATAAGAAGGAATCTTTTGGATCAGGCAATGATGCGTTTGGTATTCTTGTACCCTTGAAAGACGTTACAATACTATTTCCTTTAATGGAGTGATTTACTTCCATTATCCAATATGTTCCTCTAAACATAGGTATGTTTTTCAAATAAAAATACATTGTAGGTTGTATCATTACATTTCCCATACAAGTAACTTCACAAGTGTATGATGCCTGTCTGTAAATGTCATATAATCCTACATCAACTTGATATACTCCTGCACCCGACTCAGATCTACCTAAATTTTCCATTGCAATAAAAGATTCTGTGGTATTTCTAATTGAAGATTGATCTAATTGAACACCCTTGAAAATTCCTTGGTTTTGGTCACCAAAACTTACTTCGAAGGCAACAACTTTATTTGATTGAGCTAATTCGTCTGTTTTAAAAATTTGTGGTGTTGTTATAATCAATGGATTTTTATTAGGGTTTCCAACATTAAAACTATCATTCAAATATTTGTATTTCTGATTGATTTCTTTCATATCCAAATGTTTAGATGTTGGTCCCACATATTGTAATATTATTTTAGGTGAAGCTTCTTGATAATCAACTTCTAAAAATGTTCCAAAAATATTGCTGGCCACTTTTTTTGATGGTGTTAGTCTTACCTTGTTGGAAAAATTTGTTCCATAAAAATTAACATATGCCGGTAACGGTCTCATGTCAAATCCTGTTCCGGTTATTAAGATACCTATTACTCCATATAAATTTTGCTTAGCGTTTCTATCATCTTCTAAAGGAATCAATTTTTCTAAACTCATAAAAACTTTACTTCCTATATCAACATTTGCTTTATCCAAAAATAAAAATTCCTCCATTAAAAGTCTTTGTCCTATTGAATTACCTGCAATCCATTTATCATTGAAGGATTTAAAGAAATTGTATAATTCTAATTTTAAAGGAGTGTCATTATATCCATTATAAATTGTTAACCTATTTGATTCCTTTAATGGTTTTAAATTTCCAAACTCACCTAAAAATATTGATAAGAATAATGATAATCTATTTGAAGATCCTAAAGTGTCTCCTGAACTTTTTGTTATAATGTTGTTTTTCAAATATTTTATGAACTCACTTTTTGTATTTGTTTCGCCATTTTTAATGTATCCGGCATACATTTGAATGATCGGTCTTAACAATATCACATTATCCTCACTTAATTCAACATTATTATAATCAAAGAAATCTAAATAATATCCGTCAACATCTTCACCCAAATAAAGTGAAATGTATTTCACATTTGCTGCTTGTCCAACAGAATCATATGTATTGTAAGCAAAATTTATAACATCTGTATTTGTAAACCCTCCTAAAACATATGGGTCCAATTCTTTAGGATTAGATATAGTTAATTTTAATAAATTATCATTACTTAAAATATCATTAGTCAAAGATTTTAATTTATCTTTTTGTCTTACGGTAGCCAATCTAATTATTTCAAAATTATCTGTGGGGTCACCTTTGATTTTTTCAACTGTAACAATTTCTTTTAATAAGGTTTGGAAATTATAATGTTTTACACCATAAGTTTCGGTTTTATCATTTTTACTTATTACTCTTTCATATCTACGATAAGGAATTTCTACTTGTAAATTCTCAGAACTAAATTCTAAAAACGCCGTTTCAAATTCTTCTAATATAGATGGATTAAAAGTGGCAATTAAATCTAATACTTTTCTATAATTTCCCGTAATGGAATATTTGTTGTCTTCCGTTGATCCTGTGATATATCTTCTATTATATTCATTATAAGAAGGAAATGTTCTTCCACTAAATGTAAATTCATTTACATTAGAATCGTCATCCCAAACAATCCTAAAATTTGTTTGTTTCGAATCATTGAAAGATGTAATTCCCGAAAATGTGCCATTTCCATCACAAGGTAATAACGTATATGTTAATTGGCTATCATAAAATTTAGAATTATCAATAAGTGATGTCCATAAATTGAATGAATTTTTTGTTCTACTTCTTGAAATATTTTTACCATTTACTGTTGTTGCCGAATACGACGTATTTCCAGAATTTGTTGAATAAAAAGAATAATCTTGAATAATTTGGTGAAATATGTTTTGATAATATGGATGAATTCCAACGTCAGTTGTTCCTGAATATGGAACACTTGTTCCTGATACTGTAAAAGTTATACCCGAATTATTATCAAAAAAATTATCAGTATCAATTGAGGTCGTGACTCCACTTATAATATCAACATTATCTATAATATATTTTTTATACCTATGGTATATTGATCCCCACTTTAATATTAAATGATATGGAATAAAATGAGTTGATCCAACCTCTCTGAATATAGAAGATAAAAGAGTGCTAGATGTTGTGCCATTTAATTCTTTGAAAGGGAAGTTTATATAATCTTCTAAATCGACAAACGGTAATGAATTTAAAAAAAGATATGCAGATCCAACATATTTTCCATATGGTGTTTGATTTGTAAAATCTGTATATAATTGTTTATGAAAATATGGAGTATTAAGAATATTAAAAGTTTTTCCTGAAACTTCTAAATTTTGTGAAAACAAATTTTCAGTATAACCTGATTTAACCCATGAGTTTGGATTTATTGGAGAACAAATCAAACCATTTAATGTATCAATGTTTAATATTCCATTAAAATTAAAATCGTTATCTACTAGTTTTGTTTTTTTATTTAATTTTGTGTCTAAATAAGA